CCGCGACTTCTCGACAGTTGTCGCAAAGGCTTTAGTGCCATATGTCACTGGCCAAGTGATCAAGGCACTGCAGGCGAAATCGGCGCAGGCGCAACAAGCCGTGCCGACTCCGCCCGCAAAAGGGTTAATCACCCTTACGGATTAGGAGGAGAAAGTGAAAATACAAAAAGGCAAAATGTTGATTCAAGATATGGGGTTGAAAAAAGGAGAAGTATTTCAGGTGGGTATTGGCCCCAAGGCGTTTCAAATGAGGTATGCGGGAATAAAAAAGCGCAACGGGAAGATTTATGATGTGCTTGTTCCCATCAAAAAGAGTTAGGGGATTTATGTCAAAGCTCAGTTATGGGGCAAGGAAGAAAATGCCCAAGAAGTCATTTGCGTTACCTAGTAAAAAGGAAGGTGGTAAGGGCGGCTACCCGATCAACGATGCTGCTCACGCCAGAAACGCGCTCTCTCGCGTATCTCAGTTCGGTTCGCCTTCTGAGAAAGCGACCGTGCGAGCTAAAGTTCACGCGAAGTTCCCGGCCATTGGCAAGATGCATCAGGGTGGAGTGATCCCTAGGTCTGGTCTGTATGAAATGGAAGCAGGGGAGAAAGTGACGCCTGCCGCGGGCCACACCGGTCATTGGGAGATTGACGGAGCAAAGAAAAAGTTTGTCACGGATTGCAAGTAGGAGAATTTGGATGGAGGAGCCAAAGACACTTCGACAAGCCTTGGATTGCATCCAAGAAATGCTGAGTAACAAACCGTACTCTGCCGATTTGTGGGACGTATTGGTTGCGTTACGTGGGCCAGATTGCCGCAATCATAAACTGAAGATGGCAACGACTTGCGTGATACGCGATGCAGCATTTCCTAATCATCCGTGTGAAGAGCGTAGTTTTTACGGTACGAATACGTTGGAAGCACAGTTTCGCCGCGATCAAATGTTCAAGCACAAGCAGAATCGCCCGCACTTTCGCGAGCATGTTTGGGACGCTTTGATCGCTTTAGGAATTTAGGAGGACTTATGTGGTTTTTAATTGCTTGGATTTTAATATGCCCTGTTTCCTTGGCGGTATCCTTTTGGGCAGACGCCCAAAAAGACGCCCAAAAACGAGGAGAAAATGGCGTACAAAAAGATTCTCACTGAAATCATAGATCGTCTCTTTGTTGGAGATGAGGAAGCCGTGCCAGATGCAGAGAGGCGCGGTTTCTCAATTCTCGCGGCTTGTAAAGATGGCTCGCCGGATTGTCATCGGGCTGTACTTGGTTACACTGAACTTGGTGCTCCTAAGAACGAGAACTATTATTTCTATCGCTCTGACAAAAAGCACATGGCATTGAACCTCATCGACGTAGATGATCCGGCGTTCATACCTGCGAAGGCGGTTGACGCGGGGCTGAAGTTTCTGAAAGAGAGATATGATGCGGGTGACAGGGTTTTATCGCACTGTATCGCAGGACATACCCGCGGGCCGGGGATGATGTTGGCTTTCCTTCGAACGATTGGAGAGATGCCAGATAGTTTCATCGCGGCTGAGAAAAAATTTAGAACGCTTTATCCTCCTTACGATCCAGGTATTGGGTTTAGGAGTCATCTTCGAGAGAGATGGAAATCCCTGCCACAATTTTTTGGAAAGGTTTAGTATGCCGAAGAATGTTACAGATGAAAATGATCCCGGTTCCGCAGAGCGCAAACGACAGACTAATGCGGCTATGGACGTAACAAACGCTCCTATGACTCCTGTTGTTTCTCCCACGCCCGCGCCACCGATGAAAGTTGACAAAATCAAGACTGGCCCTTATGGTACCAAGGGAAAAGAGACGCGTATTGATGTAAGTGACATGGTCAAGAAACTTCCAACCCAGTTACCAAGTTATAAGCACGGTACGGATTCTGTACCGGAGACCGGCCCTGCTGTTCTACACAAAGGTGAAGCGGTCATACCAGCAAAGGACAACCCAATGGCAAATATTTACAGCAAGATCACTGAGGGCGACAAGCAGCCAAAGAAATCCCTCAAAGAAATTCGCGTGCGTAAGGCGAAGGATGGTTCTCATATTATAGAGCATCATCATCACCACCCTGCTCATAAGATGGAAGAGCATACCGCAAAAGATGGAGCGGCATTGCAGGCCCATATGGATGAGCACGTACCTACGATGGAAGCGCAGCAACCCGAGATGCCCCCGGCAGAAGCCGCAGGCGCGATGCCGCCTTCTGGCGCAGGAGCACCGCCCGCAGGGATGTAAATCATATTCGGAGGAGTCGTGACTGTAGAACAACTTCAAGCATGGCTGAATAAGCACATGCAAGACAAGAACTATCAGTATCGCGACTTGACGTATGAAGAGTTTCATGCCAAGGCGTTGCACGCTTCCGCGAACATGTTGGAAGCGAATAAAGCTAAGGTGCTTAAGGTCTGCGCCCACTACGGAATCCCTAGTGATAGCAGTCTGATAGTTGATTGTCGCTTCATGGCCCAGACAAACTTATTCGCACTTTGCAAGCTTCTTGGCTACAATGAAATGTCTGAGCATGAGTATACATGGATGGATGGGACAGTGCATACAACCCACGAGTCTATTTGTAACTCCTTCTTTGTCCGCAAAGATCCGACGTTGTCCTCCTTCAAAGCGTTTGCACTAGCGTACATTGATAAGACGGAACGGTTGCTGCTCGTACCTCGTGGCGGTTTCAAAAGCACGATGGACATGGCGGATTGTGTTCAGTGGGTGTGTAACTTCCCTGAAGTAACGATCATGATTCTGACTGGCGTACTCGGTTTGGCCGAGGATTTTGTAAAAGAAATCAAAGGTCATTTTACATTGGAAGACGCGGGTGACGAATTCTTGGGCATATTTGCGCCAAAGAAAAACAAGAAGGCTTATAAAGCTCGCACAATGCGAGACGGTACTCCTAGTCTATTTCAAGTTCTTTTTGCGGAACACTGCATCCCTATGGATGATGGTAAGGCGTACGAGTACCAGACTCCCGCGGTCGGTCAAGTGGAGAAAGAGAGTACAGTCTGCGCTGCATCAATCGAGCAGAACTTGGCAGGTTGGCACGTATGTGTCCTGAAGCTGGACGACGTAGTCACGAACGAAAACTCTCAGACAGTTGATCGCATCAGGAACATCAATAAGCAAGTCAGCATCAACCAAGCTATTTTGCATCCATTTGGATTCTACGATAAGATCGGAACGTGGTATGATAGTGAAGACACGTACGGTCAGGACATTAAGAACAAGAAAAAGTTTGAAGATGACGGCGAAGACTTCCCGATGAAAGTGTATTTGCGGGCTTGTTGGTGGCCTAACGCCGCCGCAGTTGCTGCGGGGAAGATACCTGAGGAGATGACTAAAGAAGATTGGGGGCTTTGGTTCGGTGAGTCTGACAACCCCCATGCACTGACTTACGAAGTTCTACAGTACAAGAAGAAAACTGACCCTTGGTTCGCGATCAAGTATCTCAACGACCCGACCCAGATGCACGTCATCAAATTCCCCCGCGAACTCCTTGTACGGCGTACAATCCAGTCGAACTTGATTCCCGGCACAGGGATGATCGTTACCGCGATTGACACTGCTTATTCGACGAAGTCGTGGGCGGACTATACGGTGATCATTACAGCGTTGATCTATGGTGGGAAGTTCTACATTATAGACATGCAGCGGGGCCGGTTCAACGAATACGAATTGCCTAAGATAATCGCGGGCACCGTTTTGAAGTGGAGACCTAAACGTCTCTGCATAGAGGAATCGGTCGGCGTCAAATGGTTGGGCAGAGAGATTTACAGAGAGATGGACGCACTTCGAGTTCGGGCGAATATTGAATTCGTCTCTCTGGGTGTAGGAAAAAAGACCAACGCGAAGCAGATCAAGGCAAAGCCGGTGCTCAGACTCTTGGGCGATGAACGGCTCTTGTTCTCGTTTGCTATGCCGGGCAAGGAAGAGATGTATGATGAACTCTCCAAGTTTGGCACCGCCGCCGCTACACACGATGACATAGTCGATGCACTTGCGATCCTAGTCAATCAGTTTTCGAGTTACGCAGACATGGAAGCGAGGACAACCGCCCAGCAAGCGGACTTCAACCCTGATCCATTTGCGAGGCCCAATTACGATAGGGTCTATGGGCTCAACGCTTACGCGAAGTTAAATGCGCAAGAAATGCAGCTTGAGAATCCTGACATGTCATTGGCTGACATAGTCCATAACCAACAGCAGGATGCGCGTGAGACTGCTGATCCGTTCGCCGATCTTTTTAGTTGAGGAGAAAGTATGCACGTCTATGCCATTACCAACATGGTGAATGATAAGATTTATGTAGGCCAGCATTGTGGAGATTTGTCGGCGTATTTGAAATTGAATTTTAGACGTGCAGTTTCTGCTGATAGATGGAATGATAAGCCTGTTTTATATCGAGCAATACGCAAATATGGACCAGAGAGTTTTGTCATCACATCGTTGATTCGCGCAATTGACAAACAGCAGCTAAACGAGATGGAGAGATTTTTTATTCGTACGACTGATGCTAGGGTGCCTGAATTTGGGTATAATCTGGCTGAGGGCGGTACGGGTGGGGCTACGCGAACTGGGTACAAGAATTCCCCTGAACATATCGCGAAGTGCAAATTGGGAATGAGAGGAATTCCTAAATCCGCCGAGCATCGTAAAAACTTGAGCATCGCTAAAACGGGCGTACCCAATCCCGCTATCGCTGAATCCAACATACGTAGGAGATCAGAGAATCCTAGCTTAGCTGCTCTTCGTAATAGAGAATATCGTGCTAGGAAAAAGCAAAGGAGAGCCAATGCCCGATAAACCCGCTGTAGAAAAAATAAGGCTAGACGATCTGCAGAATACACATGGTAATCCTAACCGACAACTTGTCGATTCAGATTTCAATGCGGAAGGTGAGATCGTTGTAAAGGATGCAGAATTAGCGTTAGTTGTGCAATCCGCCGCTAATGCCAAGGCATACATAGCCAACAGACAGTAAACAAACCTGCTGTCTTAAAACCCACTCTGATTGACTCGGAACCCTGAAATGGAGACGAGGCGGAAGCGAAAGCACCGTGAGAGACTAAGTGAGAGGGCGTCGAAAGATGAAGCAATAGTCCGAACTTCATGTGGAATATAAACCATGAGAGGTTGACAGAAATGATCAACCCTGCCTAATGGCAGTAACAAATTTGGGAGTTTGTTGTGGAGAGATGCGGACCTGCTGTATCAATCCCCGCGTCCTATGACAGTATACGAGAACACTTACATCCTTGAGCCAAACGTCCAGCGGTTTACAGTTGCGAAAGTCTGCAACGCAGTTGTGCCCCAGCTTTATAAGGGATTATTCTACGACGATCCGCCAATGGTCCTGCGGCCAATGCCCGGCACTTCACAGGAGATCGCGGACGCTAAGTCAACGCTATTTTCGTTCATCCTACGAGATTGTGATTTCAAAACCCAGACCAAGTGGGGTCTTGAGCAGATGGCGTTCCTAGGAACTGGCATCTTCAAGTGGGGGTATGACTGGAAGAAAGTTTGTAAGCACACACGCAAGGCTACCAAGGTGAAAATCGAGGGTGGGGATGAATCCGTCACAGTACCAACGGATGAACCACCTTCTATCGAGACCAAGGAGACGTTTGTTCCAGTGCCGTTTTTTGAATGGCGTCCAGTTGACAAAGTTCTTGTAGACCCGCAACTCGCAGTAAGTGATATCCGTAAAGCCGGATGGGTCATCGATGTCCGATACATGGATTATTACCAAATAAAAGATATTCTTACTGCCGTGCGTAACGCCCGAAAAGACGGCGAAGATGGCGATGCTATCCTCGGCTGGAAAGATATCAGCGATGAAGTCTTGAAAACTTTCTGGGCTACGAGTAACCAGCAGGCCCAACTTTTGGAAACAGAGCAGGCTAGTTACATCGAGGGCGTCGTTCACCACGCAATGAAAGTCAACATGCGAGTAAGCCCTGACCCCCTGCGGACTAAACTGGAAGTGATGGAATACGTGGACAATGGCCGCAAAATCATGGTGCTCAATCAGCGCACTGTGCTTTACAGCGGCAAGAACGAATTCAACCAGATCAATTTCCTGTCGTCTAACTGGTGGAACCGCCCGAAAGCATTTTATGGCATGGGTCTCGGACTCATTGTCGGGCAGAACCAGCGCGTTGATCAAGGAACGATTAACGCCATCCTGAAAATTCTCAGCTTCGGCGCAAACCCAATCTATCTGCGGCATCGTGACGATAGTGCTCCGACACAGATGATTCGAACCGGACTCGGCAAAATTCTGACTGTCGGTGACACCGAGAAATCATATCGCCTGATGGAAACGCCTAAGGTGCCTAATGACATCTGGAATGCTCTGAAAGAATCAGAGCAGGCTACAGAGTCGAGTTCCGGCGCAGATCAACAGTTAGTACAAGGTTCTTCGGCTGGCCCAAGGTCTTCTATGGGCAGGACCGCAGGTGGGGCTAATATCCTCGCGGGTGCAAGCGCAACACGTTTAGATGGCCCACTCGATAATTTTATTGAACAGGTCTTCAAACCATTCCTCGGGGTGCTTGATTGGATGGTCTTCAACATCATGTCGGACGCCGCGATCCTCGCGGTGCTCGGCAAAGAAAAGGGCGATGCGTATGTCAAAGACCTTGACATGCAAGAGTTCCATGACGCCCAGATCAAGTACGAAGTTCTCGCGGGCGCATCACTCTCGGCTAAGCGTACCATGGCTCAGTCGATGGTCATGTTGACCCAGATTCTCCAGAATCCGCAGATTCAAGACAGCCTCGCGGAGATCAATGAAGAGTACATTGACTTCAAGCCGATCCTTCGCATGTGGCTGGAAGCCTCTGAGTGGAAGAACGAGAATGATATCATCAAACCATTGACACCAGCGATGAAGGCAAAGCGTGCTGCTAACTCGAAAGCCGCCCTTATGCAGCAACAGCAGCAGGCTGCAGCGGGCAAGAGTCAACAGCAGTTCGAACAGAAGTCACAACTTGAAAATCAGCAATCAGACAATCGCATCAAGCGTGATCTGGTTGTCGCCTCAGCAAAGGCGAACGGATTGGAAGAAGCAACCGAGGGCATGCCGAGTACCGGCGGGCTTGAAGGAATGCAGCCAAACGTTGAGTAAGATCACCTGAATGATGTTCAGGCGCACCGGATTGATACCCGGCATGGGTGACTGCGATAAGGTCACTAACAAGAGGCTGATACCCTCTTTAGGATACGCGATTATCCTTGAGTGAGGAAGTGCATGCTAAACCCACTTAAAATCATTCGCGGGTTGCCGGGGCTTCCCTCAGACGTGAAAATCAGCCCCTACATTTTTAGGAGGAGTATGATTGATCCAAAAGATACCGTGCAGCTTTCGAGTATGGCGATGCCTGACTTCAAGCTAAGCGAAGACCAGCGGGCCATATTGAGTGCATACGCGCAGACAGAAGGGTTTGATCTGACCCAGAAGTTAATGCTCAACGCTATAAGGGATTTCAATCATAACTTGATGAACACCCCTTCGACAAAACCCGAGGAGATTTTGGCTAAGCATGCGGCGGCGCAAACCGCCACACTGTTCTATCAGGAGTTCATGGTTCGCCTCAGTGACGAGTTGAACCTGCACAAGTACAACGCAATGCGATTGGGTACGATGGACAACCCTGAAATATCCGAGGTAGCACAAGACTTTCAATAAGGAGGAGTATGTCAGAACCAAAGGAACTTTCTTTAGAAGAACTGCGAGCAATCGAGGAGATGCCCGCGGATGAGTACCGACAGAAGTTGTCGGACCCTGAATTTCGGGCAAGGGTGAATCGTGTGCCTGTAGCACCTGTGGCCACAGTGGATGGTCCGCCTGTGGAAGAATTGCCGGTAGTTGAATCGATACCGGAGTTGACTGGCACGATTACTACAGTGGTTGAAGAAGCGCCCGCATTGGGCACCCCGATTACCCCAGCAGAACTGCCGGAACAGCGGTACGAATATCAGCCGACAGATGACATCGGTCGTCCGATGGGTGGCAAGCAGGTTATCAAGTATAAAACACAGGACGAGTTGGCCACTAAGCTGGTGGAACAGAACGTCCTTCTACAGCGCAAATTGCGTG